CTTTAGCTGGTTCAGGTTCAAGCGGACAGCCTACAGGTATCAAAAACACTTCAGGTGTTAATACCACAACATTTGCTGCTGCAAACCCAACCTTTGCTGAAATCGTTGGAATGGAATCTGCTGTTTCTAATGACAATGCATTGCTTGGCAACTTAGCTTATATCTGCAGACCTGCAGACTATGGCACATTGAAAACTACTGCTAAAGATGCTGGTAGTGGACTTTTTGTAGTTGAGCCTGATGGAAGAATGAATGGTTATAACACTATTGTTTCTAACCAAGTAACTTCAGGTGACTTCTACTTTGGTAACTTCTCTGATCTATTGATTGGTATGTATGGTGGACTTGATATCCAAGTTGATCCTTATGCTCTTTCAACTTCAGGTGGAGTTAGAATTATTGCCCTTCAAACAGTTGATGTAGCAGTTAGACATGCAGTGTCTTTCTGTGTATCAAATGATGGTGCTTAATTTAACAAATGCTTAAATGGGATGGGGGTGGAAACACCCCCACTTTAAAAATTATGAAAAAATATTTAATTACTACAGACACAATCGTAAAAGGCGAAAGAGTTTCTGCTGGCTCAGTCGTTGAATTAGAAGAATCAGTTGGCAGAGAGCTAATGGGTTATGGAAAAGCAGAAGAACATCATGGCAAAGAGCCTAAAAAAGCTGATAGAAGTGTTGGACTAGAAGAGTCTGAAGCTCCTAAAGTAACCAAAAGAAAAGGTAAGAAGTAATGAACTTAGAGTTCGCAACGGATTTAGAGGCTTACTTTGATACCGATGCACACGGAACATCTGCCACCTATACACCTTATGGTGGCAGCAGTTCAACTATTAAGGTAATCATAGAGCAATTATTTTATGAGGTTGATACTGCTGGCTCTATAGGAGTCAATTCATCTCAGCCTATGGCATATTGCAGAACAACTGATGTACCTAACGCAGCTAAAAACGATACACTTGTTATTGGCGCAATCACAGATTTAGATGGAAACACCATCAAAGCAGAAACGACATATACTGTCGTTAATGTTCAACCTGACAATACTGGGATAACTATATTGGTTCTTGAGGAACAATAATGGCTAACCATATCAGGCATCAAATAAGGGAAGCGCTAGCAACCCAAATCACAGGATTAACAACTACTGGAAGCAGAGTATTCCAATCAAGATTTTATAACATTGATAGCGGTGAGCTTCCTGCAGCAATAGTTTATACAAAATCAGAAAATTCAGAGCCAGCGACTATTGGATCAAATAGAGTTTTAGATAGGACTCTATCTTTGGCTGTTGAGATTTATGTATCTGCAACTGCAAATGCAGACGATACAGCAGATACCATTTGCAAAGAAATAGAGACAGCTATTGCTGCTGATAATACTATTTCAGGATTAGCAAAAGATTGTTATTTAGAATCTACAGAATTAGATTTGAATGGTGAAGGAGAGAGACCAGTGATTGTTGGTGTCCTCACTTTTAATGTAAACTATCATACAAGAGAACAAAGCCCTGATTCGGCTTTATAAGGAGAAAACTATGAAATTAGTAAGTCCTGACGGAAATGTTTCTATAGACGCTCATCCATCAAAGGTTGAGAGTCTTAAGAATATGGGTTGGAAAGAAGAAGCAGCCCCAAAGGAAATTAAATCTTCTTCTAAAAAGTCTAAAGCTAAAATTGAAGAAGTTTTAGACGAAAATATTGAGGAGTAATAAATGGCAACTCATCTTGGAAAAGAAGGCACTGTAGCCGTTGGAGCAAATGAAATTGCTGAGATCAGATCTTTCTCCATAGAAGAAACTGGCGATACTGTTGAAGATACTTCAATGGGCGATTCTGCTAGAACTTACAAATCATCATTAACTTCTTTCACAGGAAGTGTTGATGTTTTATGGGATGAAACTGATACAAATGGTCAAGGCGCTTTAAGCGTTGGATCTGAGGTTACCTTAAACTTTTACCCTGAAGGAAATGTTACTGGCGATACTTACTATACTGGTACAGCTATCGTTACAGGCGTGACAAGAAATTCATCATACGATGGTCTTGTCGAGGCTAGCATTTCTGTGCAAGGTAGTGGCGCTTTATCTGAAACAACAGTAAGTTAAGATCATGGCAATTATAGATAACGCAGTAAAACACTTTGAAAGCCTAGAGATTAAAAGAATAGAAGTTCCTGAGTGGGGCGATGGCGATGAGCCTTTGGTAATTTATGCAAAACCAATCACCCTCTCAGAAACTTCTAAACTTTATGCTTTAGCCAAAGATAATGATGTAGAAATGCTTGCCTATGTGTTGATCTATAAAGCGCTTGATGAAGAAGGTAATAAAATATTTTCTTTGTCAGACAAAAAAGCTTTAATGGAGAAGGTTGATAGGGATGTGTTAATTAGAGTTTCTTCTGCTATAACAGGAGAAATGACAGGAGAAACTGTCCAAAAAAAGTAAGAGAGGATAACCAGTTATTCGCTCAATATGCTTTAGCTGACAGACTGGGTAAGACAGTTGAGGAGATTGGTGAAATTCCTTTAGAGGAGTTTCACGGATGGATGGCTTATTTGGAGCTAGAAGCTGAGAGAATAAAGAATAGGTAAAAAATGGCAATAAAACGATTTGGATTATTATTTAGGGCTGAAGATCAGACTAAAAAAGGGATTAACAGCGTTAAGCGTAATATCCAAAGCGTTAATAATGAAGTTTCTAGGCTTAAATCTCAATTAGCTGCAGCTTTTGGAGCTAGGGAGCTTATTCAAGCTGCCGACACTTTCCAAAACCTAGAAAACAGAATGATTGCCTTAACTGGCAGCGAAGAAAAAGCTGCTGTTGCATTAAGGCATGTTGCTAGAATAGCAAAAGAATCAAGAAGTGATTTTGATTCTATGTCATCTCTATTTACTAGATTAACTGTTTCATCCGAAAAATTTGGACTAACCCAAGATCAAATAGCAGCAGCTACTCAAACTGTTGCAAATACCTTTGTGATCGCAGGAGCGCATGCACAAGAGGCTAACAACTCAGCGAGACAGTTAGCACAGGGTATTGCTTCAGGCGCTCTTAGAGGAGACGAGCTTCGCTCTGTGATGGAAAATAATGTTATCCTCACAGAAATGTTGGCTAAAGAGCTAACAGGTGGAGATATCGGTCTCTTAAGAGAGATGGGTAAAGAAGGCGCTATCACTGCTGAGAAAATTCTTCCTGTTCTTATAGGAGGAGTAGCAAAAACCCAAGCACAAGTTGATTCTATGGCTATGACTTTTGGTCAAGCCTTTAATCAGATAAAAAGCTCTTTTGTTGTTTTAATTGGTCAAGCAAACAAGTTAAGTGGAACTTTCTCAGGTGTTGCTTCGGTAATGAGTCATTTTGCTGCAAATATGGATGCAGTATTAATACCGCTTACTGTTTTTGCAGTAAGTTTGTTACCTAAAGCGGTTCTTGGAGTTAAGGCTCTTACAGCAGCAATGGTAGCAAACCCAATAGGGGCAGTAGTAGCTGGAGTAACAGCTCTTATAACTGTTCTGTATATGTTTAGAAATGAAATTGTAAATTTTGTTTTACCAGCATACCTAAACTTTATAGATAGAATGAAGATAGCTGGAATTTCTTTTTCTAGAGATTTTAAATCTCTAGGAGTAAGTATTGCCAATTTCTTTAAAAGCGCTGTTAATATGGCAATCAAATCTGTTAATTCCTTAATGGATGCCTTGCCTGACTTTGCAAAAGAAAAATTTGACATCAAACCAATGGATCTTTTTGAGTTAGAAACATTTGACTCAACAGAAGCAGATCAAAAAATTCAGGCAATTATTCAAGGAATGGCTGATAGGGCAGGTCAGGAATTAGAAAAAGTAGAGATTCCTAGTATTATGGATATGCTTCTTGGTAAGACAGAAAAACAAGAAGGCGATGTTGCTGCAAATGTTAGTTCTGTTATAGATACGCAAAAATCTCTTTTCCAATTATTGCAAGATGGATTCACAAAATTTGCTGGAGATATTAAGCCAGTACAAGAACAAATATCAGATATTTTTCAAAATTCATTTAAAGCAATAGAAGATGGTTTTATTGAGTTTATGAAAACTGGCAAATTGAATTTCAAAGAATTTGCAGATTCAGTTATAGAGCAATTAATGAGGATTGCTATTCAACAGCAAATTATAAAACCTTTAGCTGGTATGCTTGGTTTAGATATTAGCAGCTTTGAAGGAGGGGGATATACAGGTAAAGGAAATAGATCAGGGGGCATAGATGGAAGAGGAGGATTTGCTGCAATTCTTCATCCCAATGAAACTGTTATAGATCACACTAAAGCAAATGGAATGATTGGAGCAAGCTCATCCAATGTAACATTTAATATTAATACTGTAGATGCTAGGGGTTTTGATGAATTGTTATCATCAAGAAAAAATATGATTACAGCAATGATTAATCAGGCTTATAATTCTAGAGGGAAGATGGGAATAATTTAATATGAGTGGCACATTTCCTACAGATATAAAACCTAGAAGTCTACAATTACAAGACAATAGACCAACCATAATGAATCATGCTATTTCAGGAAGAAGGGTAGTAAGAGCATTTGGATCTCAGTATTGGACTTTATCAGTTCAATTACCGCCACTTAATAATGATGATGCAATGGAAGTATTTTCATTCTTGCAAAAACAAAAAAATGCATTTGATACATTTCAGTATCAATATCCGACAGCGAACAGAGGAGTTGGCGCAGCCAATTCAGGCAGAACAGTTAATGGCGCTCATACAGTAGGAGATTCAACTATAGCTATATCAGGCTTTAGTGCTTCTACATCTAATGTATTAAGAGCAGGTGATTTATTAGAATTTGGCGGACATTCAAAAGTTTACATGGTAACAGCAGATGCCTCTTCTGATGGAAGCGGTAATACAACTATTACTATATCTCCTTCATTGGTTGAAACTTTGGCAGACAATGAAGGCATAGATTGTGATAAGCCAAGTTTTAGCGTTTACTTATCAGGAGATGTTTTATTCTCTACAGATGCTTCAGGATTTTATGACATTAGTTTTGATTTGCGAGAAGAAATTACATAATGAGCAGAGGACTTAGTGCAAGCCTTAATACACAACTTGCTAACTCAAATAACACTTTTGCATTTCTTGTAGAATTATTACTATCAAGCACTTATAGAATTACAGATCATGCTTTTGATGTTACTTACAATTCAAACAGTTATTCAGCTTCAGACCAAATAATATCAGTTTCTACTACCCCTGAAACTGGGGAGCTTAAAGTGGATGAAACAATTATTAAACTAACTAATGTTAGCTCTACTTTTAGAAATGTTTTTGAAAATGAAAATTATATTGATAATGCGGTAACGATTTATTTAGCTGCTTTCGATTCTTCTGATTCTTTTGTAGATGCTTTTGTGTTTTTTACAGGAAATATTAAATCTGTTGAAATAGAAGAAAATAAAAATAATTCTGTTATAGATATAACTGTTGCTAATCATTGGAATAATTGGAATCTAACCAAAGGAAGACATTTTACTGATGAATCGCAACAGAAAATATATTCAGGCGATAAAGGCATGGAGTTTGCTCATGTAACTAAAGCAGATATAAGGTGGGGTAGCTAATGGGTTGGCTTCAAACACTGCAAATAATTTTTATGATTGTTGGTGTAGCCAGTGGAATAAAAGGCTACAGACAGGCAAAAAAACTCCAAAGAAGAGGGCAAGATATCCTTGCTACCAAAACTGCTGATGGCGGTAAGTTGCCAGTAATCTATGGAACTAGAAGGGTTGGATCAACTCTTCTTTATATGGATACAGATGCAGGTAATTCAAAAGAATTGTTTGTTGTATATGGATTAAGCGTTGGCGAAATAGATGACATAGATTTAAACACCATAGAAATTAATGGTGTATCTATTAAAGACTCAAAAGTATTTAGGGATGGCTACTATGCAGGCTCAGACAAAATAGCTTCAGGAGCAGGATCATTATGTACTGCTTCACAGATAGGTAAAAATACCGCAGGCACAGGCGGTCAAAGCGGAACAGATCCAACTGCAAGATATAGAATGGTATTCAATGCCCATCATGGATCAAGCACACAAACAGCAGATCCAATGCTTAATGCATCATTAACTAAATGGACTTCATCACATAGATTAAGAGGAATTGCTTATATTGCTGCTTCTTTTGAATACGATAGCAGAGGAATGTTTAGTTCTACGCCTGAACTTACTGTAGTTTGTAGAGGTAAGAAATTATATGATCCTAGATTAGATGGATCTATAAGCGGTGGAACTGGTAGCCATAGAATAAATGATTCTAGTACATTTGAATGGTCTGATAATGCTGCATTGGCTTTACTGGACTATATTACTAATGATGAATACGGAAAGGGCTTGGCAGCATCCACTGTTAACATGCAGTCTTTTCAGACAGCAGCAGACACAGCAGACGAATTAGTTAATGTTCCTGAATATGCAGGATCTTATTCATCTACTACATTTAGCGGAACAGCAGGAAATAATTTTATTGATGTTGATAGCAGCTCTTGGGACAAGATTAAGGCAGGAGTTTATTTATCGCTAAGAGACTCAGCAGATGATAATGAATATACAGATGTACCAGTTACCGATGTACAAAGATTTAGACCGCATACCGAATCTTTTGTTTATAGAATATTTTTACAAGAAGTTTTAACTTCTACTTACGATGATGAGGGCGGTACAACATTAGCAAAAGTAAAACGCTTTCATTGTAATGGCGTAATTGATACCAATGAGAATGTTTTAGAAAATACTAGAGATCTTTTATCTAATATAAGAGGTTTTTTAAATTATCTTAATGGTAAGTATACAGTTTTAATTGAAGATACCGCTTCTTCTGTTTTTAGTGTTAATGATGATCATATTATTGATGATCAGGGTATCAAAATACAATATGAGGATAAAAGCAAAAAATATAACAAAGTTGTAGTCAATTTCTTTAATGGTCAAAAGAAATATGAAGCTGATACTGTAACTGTTTTCCATGATCCTAATTCAGATGGAACATTTACAGATTACAAAGATAATGATGGTGGAGAAGAATTAGAACTAAAAGTAGAGTTTGATTATATTACCAATCCTTATATAGCTTACAACATGGGCAAAGCTATTCTTGGAAGATCAAGAAATCAAAAAACAGTTTCTTTTTTAGCAACTCCTCAATTATTCAAATTATCTGTTGGTGATGTTATTGATATTACTTATGCAGGTCTTGGTTTAAGTAGCGATTATTACAGAATAGAAGCAATAGATCTTTTGGAAAATGGTTTATTAAATATCCAAGCTATTGAATATATTAATGTTTATGATTGGGATGCAGAGCCACCTGAAGAAAATGTGCCTGAACAACCTGATATCCCTACTGGAACTGAAGCATTACCACCCACCAATTTAAGTTTTACAGATAGTGATTCTTCTGCATCTTTAAGACCTTATGTTGCATGGAATGAAAACACTAATTCACCTGCAAAAGAATATAGAGCAAATTGTTATATTAGAGGTGGAGCTAATGATGGCGATACAGTATTTTCTAAAATTACTAACGATACATTTGTAGATCTTAACTTTATTGCTACAGGTGATTACAAAATACAAGTTAGCACCATTACAACTACTGGATCTGAATCTGATCCTGCAACTTTAAACTTTACTGTTTCAGAGCCACCTATAACTGTTCCTGATCTTAACTTCCCTATTGGTGGTTTCTTTAGATTAGAGCAAACAGGTAGCACTGATGCACCTAATGATGCAGGCTTTAACTCAGCATTTGGCAGAGATCCTATTGATGGCGATATATTAATTGTCATACAAACCGATGCTACTCCTGAAGAATCTCAAGGTTACAAGTATCAAGATACTAATGCCGATGGCATAGCAGATGACTTTGTTGCAGTAGACGATTTCTTTGCAGGCGATTTAATTATTGATGGCACTTTAGGAGCAGCAAAGATTGTTGCAGGAAGTATTACTGGTGATCGTATTGCTGCAAGAACTATTGGAGCAGGAAAAATTATTGCCAATAGCTTAACAGCAGGAGAAATAGCAGCAGATGCAATTACCACTACAGAACTTGCTGCTGATGCTGTTACCGCAGACAAGATAGCAGCAGGAACTATTACCGCAACTGAAATAGCAACAGGAACTTTAACTTCTGATTCAGGTGTTTTTGGCACTATCTCAGCAGATGATGTAACCGCAGGATCGCTAACATCATCTAACCATTCAGGAACAGGCAATGGCTCAGACTTTTCTACAGCAGGTTTAAAGTTCAATCTAAACAATGGATCTCTATCTGCTAAAAACTTTAGAATCAATTCAACAGGAAGTGCATTTTTTAAAGGTCAAGTAACCGCAGGCACAGGAACAGGTACAGTTGGCATTGGTGCGGATGCTGATGAAGAATACAATATTTTTGCAGGTGCTAATAACCCTGAATCTGCAACCTTTGCTGTTAAAAATGATGGAACAGTTTATTTAGATAGATTAGCTTTTAAAGCAAATAACATCGTTTACTTTGATGAAAATGGATTTACCGAAGAAGCAAGATCTGATCTTCTCTCAGGTACAGGAACAACATTAAGCACCTATTCTTATACTTCATCAAACAATACCGATGCTGCTGTTATATCAACATCCGATGCAGTTAATGTAACGCTAACAGGTAAATTAAATGTTACTCAAATACTTGGTGAATTTAACAGAGCTAGTGAAGCAGCAGCAGAAGCAGATATTCCTGCAAACATTAAATTAAAAGTTAGAGTTAGTGAAAATTCAGACTTTAGTGGAACAGATACCCATTCTAGTGAACAAACCTTTACCGCAGACACTACTGGAACATTTATTCCTGATCCTTCTGATGGAAGCGGAGTTACTTCAACTGAATATCATGTAGCTGTATTTGGTTTCTTTGGGTTATACCAGTCTTCTGTATCAAAAGGATATGGAGCAGTAACAAGCACTGGTGACTTAGACTTTGTTGCAAATAGCGGATCAACTGTAGCGTTATCTGCTGATACAACTTATTACATAAGAGTAGAGGTCACTACTACAGATACTTCTTACGATTTATCTAATTATCCTGCAAATACTGGTGTGCCTAGTTTATCAAGAGCAATCAGGATCGCTGCTGATTCAGGTGGTTTTATTGTTACCAATGGAACAGGTAGTAGTTCAACAGTGGACTCTTTCCAAAAGATAGCTGTTTCAGGGCAAAGCACTATTACTTCCGATGCTACTAATGCAAACATTCTTACAATGGCAGCAGGAAGTGGTATAGCACTAACTACTAATGCCTCTACTGATACTTTAACTATTGCTGTTAGTGGTAGCCCTACTTTTACCAATTTAACTGTTACAGGTGATTTAACAGTACAAGGCACTACTACAACTCTAGAAACTGCAACGCTTAATGTAGAAGATAAAAACATTACGCTGAACTATGGAAGTGGAGATACTTCTGCAAGTGCTAATGGTGCAGGTATTACGATTCAAGATGCGGTTAACTCAACTACCGATGCTACGATTCTTTGGAATACTACTAGCGATAGATTTGATTTCTCACATGGTATTTCTTTAGGAGATAATGCAAAAGCTACTTTTGGCAATAGTTTAGATTTAGAAATTTATCATGATGGCAGTAATAGTTACATTAAAGAAAAAGGAAATGGAGTTTTAAACATTTCTGGTGGAAATGCTATTAACTTTCTTACAGGAAATGCTGCTGATGAAACAGGTTTAACTATTGGTACAGATGGTGCTGTAACGCTTTATCATGACAATTCACCAAAACTAGCCACAACCTCAACAGGTATAGATGTAACAGGTACAGTAACTTCTGATGGTTTGACTGTTGATGGTAATGCAGAACTCATAGGTAATGCTCTATCGTTAGACTTTATGGAGTCAGACCAAACAGATAAAAATCTACGACTTCGTGCAAATGGTGGAGTTTTCTCAGTCCAAACACTTTCAGATAATAAAAGTACTCAAACACAAAGGTTACAAGTTAGTCATACTACAGGCGACATCTCTTTCTACGAAGATACAGGCACAACTGCAAAACTATTTTGGGATGCAAGTGCTGAAAGTCTTGGTATAGGTACTGTAAGTCCTGCAAATCAGTTACATGTTGCATCTAGTGGAGCTGATTTTGCAACAATTCGATTGGATGCACCCTCAAACACAACACCTGCTAGGCATTTAATTAGGTCACACGATGGTGTTTTTGATATTAGAAATTCACTTACATCCACAACGCCATTGAGTATCGACTCCTCAGACAATTCTACTTTTTCAGGAAATGTATATACCTCAGCAATAGGATCTTCTACTCAACAAATCAACATTGGTTACGAATCAACTGCAAATTACACTGGGGTTTATTTAGGAAATTCTAATTCTAGCAGTAGCGGAATAGCCTTACCTCAAAATGGATCTTCTTTATTGCCTAGAGTGGGAAGCTCTATGAATTTAGGAGCTTCTAACCATAAATGGAATGAATTATACCTTTCAGGAGCTATCTCTAGTGGTGCTATTACTGCTAATTCAGGCAGTGGAACTCAACATACTTTTACCTCAGCTTCCGATGCTCCTATAGATGTTACAAGCTCAGATGCAACTACTGGAATACAGTTCACCGATACCGATGGCAATGATTATATATTTTATAAAGGTAGCACCAACCATTACTATACAAACTCAGGAAGTTTGGGTATAGCAACCAGTTCTGTTGGATCAGGGCAAAAATTAAATGTTGCAGGTGGCATTGGTATTTCAGGAACTACAGTTATTGATTCTGCAAGAGCCTTAACCAATATAACTACTGCTGATTTTTCTACTAGCATCAATATTGGTGGGGTTACATCAACTGGATCATCTTATTTATCAGGAACACAAAGAATAGTAAGTGATGGTTATATTGCAACCCAAGCAATTTACAATTATGGCGAAACTGGCTCTTCACCTGCTGCAATCGTTTTTGGTAATGGCTCAACTTATAGCACAGATCAAATTTCATTAATTACCAGTGGAGTAAGGCAATTATACATAGATAGCGGTGGTGCTGTTGATATTGCTCAAGGCTTAACTGTTGGTGGTAATTTAAGCGTTACAGGCACGATAACAGGCACAATATCAACCATATCTGCATCTACAGGAGCTTTCAGTTCCAATGTAAATATTGATGGATGTTTATTTTTAGATGCTAGATACGACAATGCCGATGGCGATAATGTTTTAGCTTTCAAAGATAGTGTCGGCAACTATTCTATTCGTCATAATGTTAATGATGGTAACGGCAACTATTCTATTTCTCTTGGATATTCAGGCACAGGTAATGGTCAGTATCAAGTAACAGGCGATGGTGTAGGTAAAATGTTATTTGGCGGGCATGATACAGATGGATTTATATCACTGAATGCAGCAACAATAGGAACAGCAGGCACTAATATTTCATTTAGCATGGGGCTACTTGTTGATCACGATTCTATTCGTGTTGGTGCTTCTGCTGATGGTACTGGATTAGGAGATGGAGCAGGCACACAAGTGTTTGATGCTAGTGCTAATGCTTTTGCTACTTCATATAGTGTTTCATCAACTACAGTCATAGATTCATCAAGGAATTTAGTAAATATTGGAACAGTTGCTTGTGGGGATATTACACTTACAAATAATGATCATGTGCAACTATATACAACTAGCGGTGGAAGTGGCACAGGGGGCGTTGATCTTCCTAGAGGTGGTCATATTACTTTTTATGGTAATAATGCTCCTTACCATTCTATAGGTTCTCGTGATCATACAGGTGCTATACAAGATGATTTAAGAATTAGCTCTTATGGTGCTATTTATATAGATTTAGATTCTAATGATAATAATACTGGAAATGCAGATTTCGTAATTGGTAGACATGGCGATGGTACAGGCACGATAGCAACTCCTTATCTATTTACTGTAAGTGGTGAAGATGGAGATATTACTACTTCAGGGGATATTACATTCTACAGAACGCTTACAAACGATACTGGGACTATACTTGATAGTGATGGAGCATCTAATTATATCAAAGGTGGCGGAAGTGGCACTGGTATTCTTTATGTGGAAGCGTCAGAGCTTTATTCTTCTGCTCCAATCAGAGCTAATAGCACTTTAAAAGCTTATGGCAAAGTCAATATTGGTAATGCTGCATTTAATGGTAGAGACATGCTTACATTGCAAACCAATGATAATGCTAGTGATAGAGGTATTGCTTTTCAGAATTCAGGATCAGCATATTCAAATAATATCTTTGCTGAAAATGTAGGCGGTAATGATGCAAGGTTAGTTTTTACTGGTGGTAATGCAACCAGTTTAGCTTCTTTATCTCGTGACTTTATGATTAACAATCAGTCAGGCGGTGGCGGTGTTCAAGGCGATATACATGCTAGAGGAGATGTGGTTGCTTTCTCTACAACTGTTACTTCAGACGAAAGATTAAAATACGATATACAAAATATAGAAAACCCTATTGAAATTATTAAATCGCTTACAGGTAGACATTTTAAATGGAAGAAAAATGATGTTCAGTCTTCAGGAGTTATAGCTCAGGAAGTAGAAAAAACAGAAATGTCATTTTTAGTTGCTGAAAAATGCGATATAGAAGATCCTAATAAAACAATTAAAAGAGTTAAATACGATGGCTTTATTGGCGTATTAATTGAAGCTATTAAAGAACAACAAGAACAAATAGAAGAATTGAAGGCAAAGTTAGATGACATTACAAACTAGCGGATTGATAGACATGACTGACATAGTTCAAGAATGGAAGCCTGAATGGATTTCTAATTTCCAAGATCCAAATTTTTTAGCTGATTGGGCAGTTAGTGATTTTTATGCAGGCGGTAGCATAGTGCCTTCAGGAACTACTGGAACTTATGGAGCAGTGCCTTCTAGCGGAACAATATCTTTAAAAAATTTTTATGGCACAAATAGTATTGCAACTTTAAGCACCACTATTACTGTTGGCAATCCTAGTGGTACAGGGGTTTATGGCTACCTAGAAGATAATTATGGATCTATTGGTAGCGAATTTTACGATCAATTTATAATAAGAGCAGCAGATTATTTTCCAAATCCAAATACCAGTTATAGCCCAAGCACTAGATTAATTATAAGAAACGATTTAACTATCCCCCAAATAGATGCCGACAATGATTCTGACGATGTATGGAAAACTATGACAATTAATGGAACTAATTTTACTAGAAGCAATAGAACATCATTTACTGCTACAACTGTTAGTGTGGGGCTTGTTTCAGTACCCGCAGGCATTTGGTATTTTAATGGAACAACTAATTACTTTGGCACTACAGTTGGTGCAAGTAAAAGTTTTTATATAACTCAATAATTAAAAGGAGAAAAAATGGCTATTGAGAAAACAAGAAGTGTACAGAGGGTGGAAGTATTTCCTGCTGTAGATGAAAATGATAATCCTAGATTAATGGTGGTTTATCTCACCAGTTTTGATGACCCTAATGATGATGAATTACCAGTTAATTCACACCATAGCAAGCATCTAACTAGGTATTATCTTGATGAGAATCAAGCTGAACAAGCCACTGATATTTCAGGCGAAGATCAGCTAATTCAAGATATTTGTAATGCCCTTTGGGTATAAATTAATGTATAATTTTTTACATTGTTAATTTTATTTATTAGGAGTAGAAATGGAGAATGAATTAGATTACCAAGAGCTTTATAAACAAGCTCAACAAGAAATTGTTAACTTGCAACATACTGTAAGAGTATTGGTTTCTAGGTTACAAGCAGCAGAAGGCAAAGAGCCTGAAGTAGTGGTAGCTGAAGAGCCAAAAAAGAAAGCTAACTAAGGATAATTATGTTTGAAGTATTAACTATCGCAAATTCAGTTTTAATCATTATGCTTTGTTGGATGCACAAAGATTTAATCATGGATCTTTACCCTTCAGCACCTAAACCAAAAGGTAAGAAAAAATAATGTCTGCTAAACCAACTGCTGTAACTGTACATCACGAATTGGTACGCCATGAGACCGAATGTGCAGAGCGTTGGAAGCAAGCATTTAAACATTTTGATAAGATTGATAACCACCTATCTAAATTGCAATGGTGGATTATTGGTAGCCTAACTACCTTTATCGTTGCCCTTTTGGGAGCTATTGCAACTATTCTTTATAAATTAATATGAAATTTGGAAAAATTAAAAATCTAATAGGCACACTAGCACCAACTATAGGAACTGCTTTAGGCAGTCCATTAGCAGGAATGGCAGCCAATGTTGTTGCTGAAGCATTAGGCTGTAAGCCTGAAGCTAAAAGCATAGAGCAGGCTATTCAACAAGCTACTCCTGAGCAAATGTTAGAGCTAAAGAAAGCTGAAACAGATTTTGAAATTAGAATGAAAGAATTAGATGTTGATATCTTTGCTTTAGAAACTGCTGATATTCAAGATGCTAGAAGCAAATTTAATAAAGACTGGACTCCTAGAGTCTTAGGTTTTGCAACTATCACTGGATTCTTAGGCTACATATTCTTAGTAACGCTACAACCACCTGATGCTAATTCAGATACCATCGTATCTTTGGTGCTTGGTTATCTTGGCGGTTTGGCTAGTGCTGTTATCTCTTTCTATTTTGGAGCAAGCCATAAGCCTGAAGAATAATGCTCCGCATACTTTGGGCATTGCTTTCCCTTTCTTTATATTCTCAAGAAGATAACAACCAAAACGCTGAAGGTTTTGGTAAAAACAACTATAACTCTACTGTAGAGTCTTACAATCAATCCACATCCACTACCAATAACTATAGCGGTCAGGGTGCTAGTGCTAAAACTATGCCTGTTTATTCTGCTATTGCACCTAGTCTTATGAGTAGCGGTAGCGATAGTTGTTTAATATCTAAATCTACTGGTTTGCAATTACAACTTATTGGTGCTTCTAGTGGGAAATACGAACAAGATGAAGAATGTAATAGAAGAAGGGATGCAAAAGTATTAAAGGATCTTGGCATGACAGTAGCAGCAGTATCAAGAATGTGCGAATCGGTTGAAACTTGGGATGCCATGTTTAAATCAGGCACACCATGTCCTTTAAATATCAACGGCAAATTGGTTGTTGGTAAAGCTGCTTATCTTGCAATGAAAAGAGAGCCACATCTTTACATTCCGCACTATTTAAAGAAATGCAAATGGACTAAGATGTTTGGCTATATAGATTGCAAAAAAAGAAAGGAATATTTTAATAGCATACTGAAAATAGGGATAGAATACATACAAGATGAAAAAACTGATAACAACCTTACTCTCTCTGAGCGCTTTAGGACTACCAGCGACAGAGATTGATGATTTAGTAACCGATAGCCAATCTATCGTAAATAGCATTGATAATGGCATTATGGCTGTGGGCGGTCTTAATCATTATGCTTGGATAGGTGGTATTGCACCTGATGGCACAGTTGATAGCGGTTATATAAGCACAGAACAAATGGATGCCTACAATACATCTTTAAGCGTAGTATCTGCTATGACTTACTACGATGCTTCAGCTTATTTAGACGAAATGGCTAATGCTGCTATAGATAATATGAATACAGCGATTGATTCTTTTGTGCAAGCAACTATGGTAATCGTAACCGTTTTAGCGGTTAACGAAATGGCAGAAACTGCACAATCTACTGGTGATGTGAAAGATGCTCAAGCATTGCAAGACTTTATGGGTGGCAATGATGTAGAGCTAACTCAGGCAGAAATAGATTCTTATAATTCATCATTAACAGATGTAGAAGGCTATGCACAAGATGCAGCAGCTTATTTTGCAACTGCATCTAATGATGATTTTGTTTCTGAGCTTAACAGTGCATCCGATCAATACGGAAATTCTTTTGTATCTGCACAATCTACTTTTGATTCTGCTACTGGTTATTTAACTGTTGAATGGGCTAATGCTTCTGTAAGCATAGATTTGAATGCTTACTATAAATCCATTGAAGACATATATACCGAAGGGGAAACATCAACCTTTTATCAAACCTCTCCAATGGTTTGTGGTTGGGATTTCTCATTATGTGATGAAGAAGCCTAATGGAAGATTTTGAATTAAAACTTGGTGGCTTTAAATTTAAAGGCGTATACCTTGCGGTCTTTCTGCCGATTGTAGGATCAATTATTGGTGGAGTATGGACTGCTTCAGAATTTTACAATCGCATTGTATCTTTAGAAGAATCTGTTGCTGACACAGGTGGGCTAGATAAAAGAATCCAAACCTTAGAAGAAAACTACGACAATAATGATCTTGCTAACCTACAGGGCAAATTAGCTGAACTAGCTACTAATCTTAAAACTATTATGGAAAGCCAAAAAGAGCTACTAGATCTTAAAGATCAATTCAAGGATATAGATGTAGCTGCAAAAGAAAACGCTTTGCTAGTTAAATCATTTGAAGATAGAATAAAAGAGCTAGAAGGCAAGATTAAGAAACATCAAACGGAAATAAATGATATTTGGCGAGCTATGGATGCTTTAGCCAATCCATTAGGATAAGGAGATGTATATAGCCATGAAAGAACACGATTTAGATTTAGACCTTGTTAAAAAGCGTTTATTAGACTTTGAAGGTATGGTGCTGACAGCCTACAGATGCAAAAGTAATCTGCTGACCATAGGGGTGGGGAGGCAGATTGAAAACAGAGGCATCACTGAGGAAGAAGCACTATACCTACTTGAAAACGATATCAAAGAAACGATTGCCCAATTAGATAAACATTGGGCGATATGGACTTCCTTCCCACCAAAAGCGCAACATGTCTGCTTAGATTTAGTATTTAATATGGGGATCAATACTTTTATGAGCTTCAGAAAAACACGAAGTTACATGGAGCTAGGTGAATGGGAGAAGGCTGGAGACGAGCTTTTAAATTCGCAATATGCAAAACAGGTAGGCAGACGCGCAATATTTAATTCAGAGGAGTTAAAGTCTTTGGCGTAATTTCTTATGGCTCTGCATCATACTCACCACATTGGTAATGCAGGAGAGTTTTTAGCTGCAAGCATCGTTGCCCAAGTAGCAGACCAAGTATTCATCACCAGTCAAGGTATCGCAGATATAGTTTTTGAATACGAATACAAATTCTATAGATGCCAAGTCAAAACAAAATCACAGCACGAAATCCATCGCATTAATTGGCGTTATGATTTAAGAAGAAGTAAAGCTAAAGATAGACAGTATCCTGAGAACACGATTGATCTTTATGCCCTTGTCTCTTTGGAATTACGCAATGTGGTATTCATTAAACCACACACGGATAAGCAAATTACCATCCAAGATGAACACATGAAGAACAATGATGCGGTTAAGAATTTGCTTGATATTCTAGAAAACAATACCTAAAATATACGAAAGAGATAATCTTTTCATATTTACCCTTCCTGTATATATATGATGGGTGGCTGCGAAGCCACCCTTTTTTATTTATTCCAAAGCAGAATATTGCCAGTAACAGCATTGCTAAGAGGAGCAATGTAAAAGTCATTTGTGTCTACTAAGTCTTCAATAGGAACTTCCCATCTCTCCCATTGGTTTGTCGATCCCTCATTTAATAGATCTACTGTAGCCCAAACTCTTTTCTTTTCTATTATGAGGGCAGGAACTTTGCCGCCCTCTCCAGTGTAATATGCTGTTTTCATATTGCCTCCCTTATTTACTTAAATAATTCTCTAACCATTGTCTAGCCTGTTTAAAGGTAAGACCCATAGGAACTCTTGGATTAAGTTGCTTGCCATCTTTCGTGTAAACATTCCAGTCACCATCAAGATCAGAAGCCCTAATCCTGAAGTCATCATAACCATATTCTGATTTGGTAGAATCATGCTTATAGTGATTGTAGTTCTTGCCCATGTGGGCGTTTGGCTTGTGCAGTCTTTTAAGTTTTATTTTCATATTACCTTCCTTAGTTATATATAAGTGTATATTAATATATAACAATGTCAATATCTTTACTGAAAAAAAATAATAAAATATTTCTATATAAAAGTATTGCTTTCTTATTAATATAAGTTTATATTCTTATACATGAAAAGAGCAATCAAACTTCACAAATGGGGCAGCCCACAAACTGTCACCATAATTGTTCAAAACATAAGAGGCATTTATAGATCTTATGAAGGTACTGTCATTGAGCTTGTCGGAGAAGACGAGATCAGAGTCAGGGAAAGTGTTCAAGAAATCTATCAAATATTAGGGGGATGAATATGTACACAATAGAAGAAAGATACAGGAAGTCTAAAGACATTCCTTTTAAAGATTGGGGAGAGCCTATCTATACAAACTATGAATGGTTTGTGCAAAGAGATAAGTTTTACTTCACTGATTCGCAAAGGAAAGAATTTATGGCTTTAAACAAAGGCGATGCAATGGTGATTAAAACACCTATTGCTGAGTGGAGAATTACTAATATAGGAGGTGCTGCATGAGTCCTGAAGCAATGTCAGCTCTTACCTTTGTGCTGCTTGTAGGCGCAGTCTATTACATGATGCAAAGATAATGGTTGGGAAGAAGACTAGAGACGATATGCTGACTGCAAGCATTTATTCTAATGCCATAGGTAATGGCACTTATAAAAGCCCACAGAAGCAGCTACAAGAGAATATCAGAGCATCCGAAGGTGTAAGTAGCAGGGTTGAACAAAACCTTGCTATGGAGCTTGGAGACTTCTTTGAAGAACATATTATCCGTTTTGCCTGTCAGAAGATTGGTTTGACCAAAGTGATTACAGAGCATGAGGATAAATATACGCACCCTTTCTTTCCTGTTGAATGTTCACTGGATGGAACTGCGGTGGCTGACAACATAACGATTGAAACTGACCCTGCAAAGGGTATCTATGTGGTGGAAGAATGATTATTGACGGACTTGGCGTTATTGAATGTAAATTGACTGCTGCCTACCCTACTGACAATGAACCCCTTAAATGGCGTGGGTGGGATCAATTAAAAGTTCAATGCGAAATTCTAGATGTCTCTTGGGGCATGTTGATCGTCTTCCACCATACAGTTAATGAATTGCGTTATTACTTTTATCAGCGTGATCCTAACTTTGCTGAAGAGTTAAGACAGGTGGCTGACGATTGGCAGAAGAGAGTAAAGACTAAGACTTATTTTGATCCTGCAACCTCAGAAGATGCTTACATCATGTTTGAGGATGAGGAGATCAAAGAAGATGTGCTTGAGCTAGAGCCGACTACGCTAGACCTTTTGGCGCAGATAGAAAATCTTGATGAGACTATTAAATCTGCGACCAAGACAAAGGATGCGTTAATGGCGAGGCTTATGCACCTAATGGGTAACTTTGAGAAAGCGGTATGCGACACCTATCAAATAGATTGGGGCTTGATTAATTACAAGGCTCAACCTGAGAAGATAGTACCTGCAAAGGAAGCGTATAGCGTTAGAAGAAAGATGCCTAGAATTAAGAAGAGGGCGCATGACTAGGAAGTGTTTAATGGAGAGTATTGCCAGCGCCCATATTTATTATATACAATCATTTAAGGAGAGTAGCGAATGAGCGAAAAAAATAATAATAATAAAGAAGCCATTTGGGTTGACAAAGAATGTCACGACCTATTGTGGATATTTAAAGTAAAGAGAAAAGAGAAAAGCATCGGTGATGTTGCTTCTAGAATCATTAAAGAAGTTATTTCAAAAGAACTAGGCGATGAGTGACAAAGAAAAAAGAATTGATCTACAAATATATGTGTATGCAGATGCTTTGTTTCTTGGTCATTTTGATAGCAAGATATTGAGCGATAAAACGATACAAGCAATCAAAAAAGATGTAGAAAAACATTTTGCAGACGATACAGAAGAGTCAAATGTTGTTAGCGTAAAGGATTTGCAAACCTTTAAAAGAATGAGATACAGAGATTAAATATGATTGAAGAGTTATTGAGAGCAATATTATTAGCGGCTTGCATTATCTTGCCTGCTTGGGCTTTTGTTAAATCAGAAGATGGGGAAGAGATGTGAGTGAATACACTGACGATGTAGCAAGACAAAGACTCAAGATAAGAGTTGAGGAATGGCGTAAAGGTGTTAAAAGCATTTATGCCGAAGCTACTCCTGATGGATCATTGATGACAGTTACTTACAACGATGATTCTGTAAAGCGTATTAACGAAGATGGCACTACTAGCGTTACTGATTCACCGCATGATGATGATGCGTTGGTGTGGATGTTTACACATGGGGAAACAACGCTGTGGTAAACGCTAGGAATAAAGGTGCTGCATTTGAAAGGAAGATAGTAAAAATGATAAATGATTATTGCGAAGAAAAAGGTCTAGAGGAGAGAGTTAAGCGCAATCTAGACCAATACCAACAGAAAGGACAAGAGGACATAACTTGGGAAAAGTTTGCCATAGAGTGTAAGTGTTACGCTGGCGATGGTACTACCTTTGCTCAAGAACGCTGGTGGAAACAAGCATGTGAAGCTGCTGGCGAAGATAAGATTCCGTTCCTAATTTATAAATACAATAGGAACAAAGAAAGATTTGTGTTACCTGCATGGCTTATTGTCGAGGGTATTCCTAAAACTAACCAAAGTGTTATGCTAGGTTATCTTGATGACATTTGGAAAGACATGGAGTTGATACGAAAAAATGCACATAATCTTTGATGACGATTTCGATGCTTTTTGCTTTGAGCGATATCAAAATTATTTGTATGTCTGCGAGATTCTAGGAATAGATGATGTGGGCGACTACTGGAGCTGGAAGTCAAACAATATTGAATGGCTGAAGGCAAAATATAATCCAAGTGAAGGTCAAACTCTTCACTAAACATTAAGGAAGTGTTACATGGAAATATTACACGATAGCGTGAACAGCATGTTCCTTGCTCACAAGGCAAAGGATAAATGCTTTTGGAATGGCGAAGATATCTTAGAATTTAATTACATGATTCTAGATCCTGACACCATTAAAACTGGCTGGGGTATCTATAACAGCAATGGATACGAATTTAAATGGGATGAAGTCTTAGGACAAAAGACCCCTCAACCTGCCGATGGGTGGAAACGCGCATTTAGCGTATGGGTTTATGTGGATAGCCACGATAAGCCTTTGCTATGGGAGCGATTCACCTATGGCGAGTTTGAGTCTTTTAAAAATCTTCTTAGAGGATTTTGGAACGCTAAAGACGATAACGCACCTAAACTACCATGCTTCAAATACTTAGAATCAGAGGAATTGAAGATTGGTGTTGGTACAACTGCGATTCCTAGATTTGAATTTGTAGATTGGAAAGATAGACCAGCTAACTTCGTGTTACCTGCTTATGTCACAGGAGAAGAAGAATCTCCTGCTGAACCAAAGAAAGAAGATAAATCTTTTGATGATATCCCTTTCTAAATGTCTAAATGGGTAGAAATAGCTCCCCAAGTAGCCATAGACCTTCTAGGTGAGCCTAAAAAGAAAACTGCTAATTATTATTCTTGGAACAATAAAGGCAGTCTAAGGCTCAACCTAGAGGCAGGTACTTTCTACGACTTTGAAAACAATGACGGAGGAGGGGTTGAGTGGCTGATTAGAAGGGAAGGAAAGGAAGTGAAAGATTATTTAGATGATATAGGTTTTAACGATGGCGGTGTGACACCCTCCTTAGAAATAGTGCATAACACACCCACAGTTGCATCGCCATCATTTACAAGGGAAGACATGGCTAGGCTTTGGACTGAAGCCGAAATCAAAGTTATGTATAGCGATGATTTCATGGTGCTACGCTTTCCTGAAGGACATAGATTAAGCAAGATCAAATATCTACCTTATTCAAGGCGAGGAGACATTTGGGTTAACAAGAGACCTGAAGGTCAACTGCCGATTAAGGTGGAGGAACGATCTCCCCAAAAGCCAGTCCTTATCGTAGAAGGAGAGAAAGCGTTGCAAGGCGCTTTGAAGACCTACGATGGGGATTGCTGTTGTCATCATGGAGGAGTCTCAGGCTGGAAGAATTCGGACTGGTCTCCTCTATATGGCAGGGATATATACATCTATCCTGACAATGATGATGCTGGTAAGAAGTTTGCCAACGAAATAAAGAATCATCTTAGAGCAAATGGTTGCTTTAATGTGGTCATTGCTGAACCGCATGAAGAAGCTAAAGATAAAGATGATTTGTGGGATGCTTGGAAAAATGGCTTGTATAGCTCCTCAGAGGCTCTAGAAAAGCATATTAATGATAACCAAGCACCCCTACCGCTTGGCGCATTATACTTCGAGAGAGCCGATCAGGTGACATCTAAGCTAGAGAACCCACAATGGCTTATTGAAGAAGTATGCGAGAAGCAATCTCTTATGTCGGTATTTGGTAAGCCAAAGTCAGGTAAAACCTTTGTAATGATCGAGATGGCTGTTGACATCGCTGCTGGCGTTAATTTCTTTGGCAATCGTACTACCCAAGCTCCTGTAGTTTATCTATGCGGAGAGGGCAAGAGAGGCGTTGTCAGGAGGCTTGCTGCTATTGAGCAATATAGAAAAGCTAAAGGATTCTCTTTAAAAGGCATTCCTTTGTATCTTTCTAACAAAGGCGCAAGAGTGAATGACCCCACTGAATATGAGCTTCTTAGGCAAGAACTGGATGTGTTTAAGCATATGCACGGAGAAATAGGAATGGTGATCTTTGATACTTTTCAGAGAAACTTCACTGGTAATGAGTCATCAGCGCAAGATGTGGGAGACTTTATAAATTGTATTGATAATATCATTCACGACTATAAATGCTGTGTATGTCTTGTTCATCATACAGGGCATGGCAATACTGATAGGCAAAGGGGTTCTAGTGTGCTTGGAGCTTCTATTGATTATGAGTTTAAGGTAGAACGCAAAGAGATAGCAAAAGGCATGGGTGTAGAACTTAGCCAATCACTTAACAAAGATGGGCTAGGTATGGAGGAAAAGTATTTTGAGTTAGAAGATGTTGAGCTGATAGGCGAGGGATTTGATTTAACATCTGCTGTTCTCATTGAAACTGAAAAACCTGCAAATAATGAATTTGCATTTACCAAAGATCAAAAACAAGTAAATGATGCGTTAATTGGATTAGCGGTTGCTAAATCTATGGCTGAAACTGGCTGTGAAGATTACGCAAAAAATTACTGGTTTAAGAGTAGAGATCTGTATAACAAAGTCTTGAAACCTGACAATAAAACTTACTATACAGACTCAAATATAAGAGATCATCTGTCAAAAATGGCAAAAGACGGAAAAGTAGTGTATTTAGAGGGAAAAGGCAATGAAGGCAACGAATATAAAGCCTCTGTCTATTCTGACACAGACAAAGAAACCCTTTAATAGCAAGGGTTTCAGGGCTGTGTCTATCTCTGTCTATTTCTTTGTCTATTTCATAGACAGATCAATATGTCTTTGTCTGTCTGTGTCTATATACCTATAGGTATAGACATAGACAGGCAGACAATGATGAGGAAAATTTTATGAAAAGAAAAAAAGAATTTAATGTTGTAACTTTAAACAAAATTAAAAGATTTCGTGAGTTCCAAAGAAACTTTGAAATTGATTGGGGAACTTATCATGCAAGATTAAAACTTCTAATTGAACCTGAAATTAGATATCGGTTTGAAAAAGCGCTTGATATATACAGAGAAGCATTTAACAGCAAAAATGATGATGAAATGATGAAAACTATAGATATGATGAAAAGAGCTTACGAAGCCCTTGCAAAGAACATGGAAGATCAAGGCTACAGGAAATTAGATCCTGACTTCAAATGCTTTAGCTTTGATAACAACATCTTTTATGTTTCTGATTATGCTTATCAGTTACCAAGAGTACGCAGAGATCACGAAAGAGAGAAAGGTGTAAACTTTATTAGCATTGAAGAATTATTTAAATTTGTGCCAAAAGATTTTATGGACTTACGCTTGAGTCTAGCAAAAGTATTTGAAGGTGTAGAATTTACGGAAGTTAAAGATAAGTGCAACAAATAGATTTTTTCGATATTTATGAATCCTCTGATGAAGATGATATTAAGGAATATGATAATTATCAAAAAGGTTTGTTTGGAGAGCTTATTGTGCAAGCAAATTTAACAAAACTTGGATTTACTGTTGCTCATGTATTGGGGGATAATTCTAAAAAAGATTTAATCATTGATTACAATAATATTTCTATAGGGATACAAGTTAAAACTTCTACATTAAGATTTCCTGCAAATATTTGGAAATATGAGTTTAGAAGGAAAAATATAGCTAATACTTCTTTGGGTAGAAAGCTTGGCAAATGGAAAAAATATAATTCTTTTGACATTCCTATATTTGCTTGCGTTTCCTATGAGCTTGAAAAGATCTTGTACTTCAAAAACAATGATTCGCCTGAAGATGCTTATTACAGATTAAGAAAAGAAGACTTTAATAATTCGCAACAAAATAACAAAAATTTAAAAAATATTTTAGAAGAAATAGTTAAGGTAAGAACATGACAGGCAAAGGCTCAAAAGTTAGACCATATAATAAATCTAAGTTTGACGAAAACTTTGATAAAATTTTTAAAAACAAGAAGGAGAATAAAAATGAAAAACCTAGACAAGATACTAAACCAAAAAGCTAAAGACTACGGAGACTACGAAATGTTTTGGGCGCAAGTGGCTCAAATTTGGACTGCTATGCTGGGGAAAAATATTTCTACCAATCAAGCGGTAGCCATGATGATAGCTATGAAGTCAGTTAGGGGATTCAACAACCCTGATCATTTTGATTCTTTTCTTGATGCTGGTGGATACGCACAAATAGGGCAATCCATTATAGAAAGAAATACAGATCTCTAAATTTTTGCCAATCACTTTTTCGCCAATTTAGTTTTTTGGCAAATTTATTTTTGGCAAATTTCATTTTCGCCAATTTACTTTTCACAAAAAAAATGGCAAATTTGTTTTTGGCAAATTTGTTTTTTTGGCAAATTTAGTATTCAAAAAAATTGGCAAATTTGTTTTTTGTAGAAATTTTGGCAGACAGAAAATTTGATTATCACTAGAATTTATAATATAAAGGTTTTATATAAATATGAGTGATAAGCTAAAAATTAATAAAAATTGGCTAGCGCAAAAGATAGAGCAAGGCGCAACTAGCAGAGATTGCGCAAGATCTAGCGGTTATAGCAAGAGCCATATATTAAAGATAGCCAAAGAGAACGGCTTGAAATTTAACAACAAGAACCCCTTTAAAAAATGAAAATATCTATAGACTTATCCAAAGAATTTAAAAATGCTAGTAAAGATATAGCATATTTTGAAAATAAAAATATTCCTATTGCATTAATGAATTCAGTAAATAAGATCGCTAGGCATGTTGAAGCGCAAGAAAAGCTTGCATTGATAACAGACTTAGACCGCCCAAAGCCTACAACAGTTAAAAACGCTTTTAAATTGTTTAAATCAGACGGAAAGCGCCCTATCAATGCGCTCTTATCTACAAGTGACGCAGTAATGAAAAACGGGCTTTCCTATGTCTACACCGGTGGAACTGAGCCGGCAAGATATAGTTTTTATCCATCCCCCAAGCTCAAAGAAGAGCATTTTATGGATCAATATGGAAACATCAGAAGAACCTTAAAAGGGAAGATTCAAAAGAAAGGCAATAGATTTATAGGCAGAGCCGGAAAAAGCAATAAATTAGGCGTATGGGAAAGAACCGGAAGCGGTGACAATAAGAGCATTAAATTACTTGCTTCATTTACTCCCACAATTAAACATAAAAAGATTTTAGACTTTTTCGGAATAGGTTTAAAAGCTACAGCAAGGATACATAAGCGCGTCATTGCTTTTGAATTTGATAAATTAGCTAAAAAATGGAAATAAAAAAGGGGCTATAAAGCCCCTTAATTAATTAATATTAATTTACTTATAAGTTCCTAGCGCTTGAAGCATGAGACAAAATAAACCCCAAGAAGTTAAAAAAATAACCGCTATTAATTGTCCTATTGTGTAGGCTTTCTTTTCTTTAGCTTTCATACATTATCCCCTTAATTTCTTCTTTATAGTCTCTGCCAAGCAAAGCTATAACCCCTTTTAGCGTGTAGGTATCTCTTATAGTCTGCAAGTCTAATATATGATCATCTAGGTTATTAATATCAAAATATAATTGACAATCATAAACAAGATCGCTTTTTGCGTCTCTGAAATAAGAGCGCATTTTTTGTCTAAGCTCTTTATTGCTCATTCTGCGCCCCCTTGCTCTCTATCAATAATATTTTGCAAAGGCTCATCTTTAAATCTTGCGCCTTTCCATAGCATAGCATGCTCTTTCATAAGCCTATCATTAGCGACATCATAGGCATATTTTAGAATATCGCTTGGTTCTGCTTGGCATTGCCTTTGTTTAATAAAATTGTATAGATGTTGATTATTAAATTTATCTATTCTTTTCTTAGCTTCTTCTAGTGTTATTGATTGCATTATTTACCCCTTTTAAATTCTTTGCATGGTGATGATGACATCATGCAAAAAATACTCTCTACATGATGACCCCAATAAATAATAAAACTTTCTATCCTTTCAATATCTTTTGCTAAAATAGAATTTTCTTCATAATTTATTTTGTAATCAATGACATCTTTTATACTCTCAAAAGATGTCTCTATTTCTTTTAAGTCACTTTGTAAAAAATTAATTAATCTACTCATTATTTACCCCCTTTAATAACTTTTAATTTATCTTTATTAATTGCCTTTTCTAGCTTCTTAATAAACTCTTTTTGATTAGCGCCCTTAATTGGTGCGCCCTTATATCGTGTAAAGTGTATCGCCATTGTTTACCCCCTTATTGTCTATAAATGTAATGGTCTTTATATTCGTTTTCGTTATGATCATACCAAGCTATGAAATGTCCTCTTCCGTCATATCCTATAGCTTCATCAATAAATCTTTGCTTGTCATTAATTAGCTTTAATATCGCATCATTAGAAGACTCACAACCCTTTTGAATTATTTCTATAACTTCCTCGTCTAGATCAGTATGCTTAGATAAGAACCAAGAATTAAAAGCCCATGCTGTATCAAGTATGTATTGCTCCGCTTTCTTGTCTGCTTCTTCATCTGTTAAGACATAATAATCAGAATCACCAAAGACAAGCGCTCCGTCGTAGCCCTCTGTTATTTCTTCAATATCTGTTTCTAGATATTCAGCTAATAATTGTTTTTTATTTATTTCCATTATTTACCCCTTAAGTAATTTATAAATATAATAATATATAGTTATATATAATATGTCAACACTTTAAACAAAATAAATATATATTTTTTTTTAAATAAAATTTTGCTTTGATCTAAGCGCACAACATAAGAAAGAGACAACTCACAACAAAAAAGAAAATATTTTTTATTTTTTATCTTGGCTCTTTTCTCTTCTACTATTCATAAAACTTATAATAGAAAAAGCCTTTTATATTGATCAATTTATATTGCTATCGCTTTCCTTTCTAAGTGTCTCATATGCCGTGCTTTATAGCTTAGGTTCTTTCTAGCTAAAACCAGCGTAGGTTGGCGGG